GTGCGCGAGATCACCCACCGTGGCCAATCCGACCACCAACAGCGCCTAGAAGGGGGCGGAAATGCTCACTCAACTCCTGTCCACAATGGGTCCGTTCGCGATCCTGACTGGCGTGCTGATCCTGCTGAAGACGAGCGCCCACAAGGGCTCCGGCCTGACCTGGATGGAATGGCTGCTGGTGAGCGCCTGGGCGCTCCTCGGCTATCACACCGTCGCTCAGTTCAAGGACCTCGCCGACCGTTTCATCGGAGGAACAGGCTGATGGGCATCGGCGCAAGCATCGTCCTCGGCCTGTTCGGCAGGCTGGCCCGCACCCGCCTGTTCTGGTGGGCGTTCGGCGCGACCGGCCTGTTCCTGTCCTGCTGGATCTGGCTGCGGGACCATACCCGCCTCGACCATCCCGGCTGGTCGCTAGCGCTGGTTGCGCTGCTGTTCGGCGGACTCATGGCCGGCGGCCGGGCCGCCCGTTCTCGGGTCGTCACCGAGCGGGTCGAGCAAGCCAAAGATCACGGCGCGCAGCGCGCCGGGCAGATGGCCGGAGACACCATCCTCTACAGCCAAGCCGGCCGCCATGGCGCCCCACCAGAGCGCCTATGGGGCGGCGGCGTCCCCGGTGACTAGGGAAGGAACCAGCATGCGCCTCCGCCGCCGCTGCGCCGAGACCGGCTGCCGCATCCGTCCCGCGGTTGGCCGCTGGTGCCACCAGCACGCCGCCGCTACTCCCGCCCCCCTCTGGCGCTGATGGACCGCGGCTACCTCCTCGTCGGCCTGCTGGGGGCGTTCCTGCTGATCCTCGCGCTGCTGGCCCCGTCCGGCCCGATCCACTTCTGCCTGCTCGGGGCGTGCCGGTGAGCCGCTACCGCGCCTACATCTGGAGCCCGACCTGGCGGGAACGCACCCGCCGGCACCTGGCCAGACACCCCTGGTGCGTCGCGCACGGCTACCCCTGCCTCGCCGAGGCCGTCCATCACGCCAGCTACTTCGGCTGGCGGCATCTCGGCGTTGAGCTGCCCTGGGAGAAGGTCTCGCTCTGCCACGCCGCCCACCGGCGGATCAGCCGCTGGCATCAGGGCCGCTGGGCCTCGAACACGTGGATCTTCCTGGTCACCTGGGCGGTCGTCGGCTGGTGCCGACTGCGCACCCAGCGGCGCCGCGTTACCGCCCGCCCATGACCTCTGCGCGCGGTCCGCCTGCGGCTACGCTGCTCTCGAACATACGCTCGACCTGGAGGTCTGTATGAAACGCCTGCTAGGAGCGCTCGCCGCTGCTGCGGCGGCGGCGAGCCTCTGCCTTTGGACGGCCCCCGCGGTCGGCGCGCACGAGCGCGCCGCAGCGGCCGACTGCGCCGCCAAGACCGCAGCCCAAGCCAAGCGAGTTGCCAACCTGGAAAGCCAGGCTGTCTCGGTCGACTACAACGTGCCGACCAGGCACGGCCCGGCCACCAGGTACAACTTCGCCCGCCAGCGAGGCAACCCCAACGGGGTCACGATCATCGGCGCCCACGTCGGCGGCGAGCACGGGCAGGCGGCGGGCTGGTCAAACCCCTACGAGTACGGGTCGACCGAGTTCTACTGGATGGTGGAACCCGCGATCCTGCATTGGATCAGCGACCCGTGCAGCGGCTCCGACCTGTACGCCTACCAGTTCTTCGCCGAATGCCTCAAGAACCCCATCGACTCGGGTGAGGTCCCCACCAGCTGCAACTGGAACGTGTACGCCGCGCTGAAGGCATCCCACGACGGCGCCAGCGGCAGTTTCACCCCCGTCGGGGGCGGCTACGCCGACATTGACGCGCTCAACGATACCGCCTGCGGCGGGGAAGGCGGCAAGCACCCGATCATCGACGACGCCCAAACCTGGGTGGTGGCGTGGGTCCGCAGCCAAGTGCGGTTCAACGCCGCCGGCGGCTACCTGACCAGCCACTACCGCAGCACGTCCAAGACGATGCAGGCCAACCCCGACATCTTCGGCGTCCCGCACGCCTACTCGACGGGCAGCTGCGCGTTCGTGTTCTGCCCCGGTGGGCCGACACCGAGCCCGATCACGGTCTATAAGGGCTGCCTCTAGACGGCAGGAACTCCTGCCCATCGGCGATCTCCTCCGCGCAGCGGAACAGCACGTCGGGTACGCCCGCAGCGTCAGGTGCGATGGCAACCCCGAGCTCCGCTGCGCTTTGGAGCTTCTCGCGCACTTCGGTCCCGAGGTAGTAGACCCGCACAGCGAGCAGCCGCCGCTGCAGACGATCAGGGCTGGGATGCTCCATCCTGGCAGTCCTTCCCCTTGCACGGCACCGTCGAACGCGGCACCGAGAACGGCGGCAGCAACCCAGCTAAGCTGGTGGTGGTCGTCTCCGCCGGCAGGGTCGTCGTGGGGGCCGAGGTCGCCGCGCCGGTCGTCTCCTGCGCCACCGCCGCTGCCGTAGCCGGCAGGGTCGTGGTCGGCTGCCGCACCAGCCCCCGCTGCGCCTGCGGCCGGGACGCCACCGGCCATACCGCCATCGTCGATGGCGCTTGCCGGAGTGGTCGGCTCGTGTCGGCCTCCGCCGCCGGCGTCGGCCCCTCCGGCAGCGCCCCCGTCCCCAGCGTGAACAGCACCCCGAACACCAGCCCGAACACCAGCACGTTGGCGAAGGACGCCCGCGGCCGGAACCGGCGCCGCGGCGGACTGTGACGCCCTCTGCGCTCCAGCTGGTCGACCGCGCGGACCAGCCCGCCTTGCGTTCCGACAACCTCCCCGACCACCCCCGCCAGCCCGGCGATCAGCCGGCGGTTGCGGCACTCCTCCAGCGAGCCGAGCTCGCGAGGATCTTGCGGCGGCATGCCTTCCTCCCCCCAGAGAAGCCGCACAGCACCAGCGCATATGCGGCCAGCCGCTGCGCCTCCGTCCTGCCGCCGAAGGCTTGCACGTAAGCCCGGATGATAGACACAGCCACCGACGTAGCGGCTACCCCGAGAACTACCTAGCCGCGAGACCTGCCCGTGACCTTGACCAGTTGACGGCGCCGAAAGCCGACTGTCACACTCTCCGCGGACAGAACGACGTATGCCCGAAGGCCCGCCAGCGAGCGGGCCTTCGCCGCGCCCGAGGGAGTCATGTGGCCAGCAGACCCTGCCTCGGCCCCGCCCCCAGCGTCGCCTGCCCCACCCGCACCCTTGTGCAAGGCAGCCGCTGCCAGGCCTGCGCAGCGCGGTGGCAGCGCCGCAAGGACGCCCGCCGCCCCGACCGACGCACCCACGCCGCTACCGTCAGCAACGCCGTCCTGGTCGCCGAGTACCGGGCCACCGTGGGCGACTGGTGCCCCGGCATCCCATGGCTCGACGTAGGCGCGCACCCCTCCGCCGATCTCACCGCCGACCATGTACGGCCCGTCGCCCAGGGCGGCAGCGAGTTCGGGCCCCGGGTGGTGCGGTGCAGATCCTGCAACAGCAAGCTCGGCGCCACCGTAAGGAGATCACCATGACCAAAGCCCGCATCGCCGTCGTCGGCATCGCCCTGTTCGCCCTCTCCACCATCGGTATGGCCGCCGCCCTCGCCGACCCGCAGTTCGGACCCGGCAACGGCCAGCAGAACGGCGACAAGTGCCACCCGCCAGGCCAGACCGTCAACGTGCCAGGCTGCAAGTAGTCCTATGCTCGCGCAGCACACCTGGACGCCGAGCTGCGACAGCCTCCACCAGCCAGGCCCCTGCCCCTATCCCACCATGCACCTCAACACCGCCAGCACGGTACAGCTGGTTGGCATCCCCCTCTGCCCTGACCTGCTCCGCTACGACCAACTCGGCGGCGCCGACAACTGGCGCGGCCGAGTAGTTCGAGGGTTCTTCTGGCTGCTGCGCTGCTGGCCAACCTCGAAGTAGGAGACGCTGATGCTCGCCATCATCGGAGCGTTCCTCATCGCGCTCGCCGCGTTCGGCGTCGACCTCGGCAAGGTCGACATCTTCCTGCTCGGCCTCGCATTCTGGGCCCTGCACTTCGGCATCGCCGTGGCCGTACCATGGCCGCGGCGTGGATAGCTGGGCCGCCCTGTTCGTAGTCCTGGTCCTGGTCCTGCTCGGCTGGGTCGTCTACCTCCGACGCAGAGGGTAGGGGGAGGGGTCGCGACGGGACGCGACCCGGCCTCGTACGCCCCCGCGCCATCGATCTCGCTGTCCGTAGGCATGCCGCCTCTCCGCCGAAGAGGAAAACCATGGCCCAGGCCCCAAGCTTCAACCCGCGCGAGCGGGTGCCCCATGTGGGTCCGCTCCGCCTGCCCGCCAAAGGCCGCCAGGGCGACCCCCCGCCGTGGCCCCTGGCCGGCCGGCGGACCGCTGCCGAGCGTGAGGCGTGGGCGCAGCTGTGGCACACCCCCCAGGCGGTCGCCTGGGAGCGGCTCGGATGGGTTCGGACCGTCGCGCGCTACTGCCGGCTGATGGTCCGCGCTGAACGGCCCGGCGCGACCGCCGCGATCGCCTCGGCGGCCACTTCGCTGGAGGACCGGCTCGGCTTGACGCCGCGGGCGATGCGGCTGCTGCTGTGGGTGGTCGACTCGGATGAGGTCGCCGAGCAGCGCCAGGTGCCGCAGCAGGCGTCTCGGGAGCTGCGGGCGGTCGAGTAGGGGTGCCGTGGCGTGGCCCGGAGGTCCCGGGCGAGTACCCGACGCTCGGGTTCCAGGTGATCGACTGGATCGAGGCCTACCTCGTCCACGGCCCGGGTGATGTGCAGGGCCAGCCGGTCCGCCTCGACGACGAGTTGGCGAGGTTCCTGCTGCGCTGCTACCGGCTCAACCCGGTCACGGGCCGCCGCGTCTACGATGAGGCGCTGCTGTCCCGCCCGAAGGGTCGGTCGAAGTCGGAACTGGCCGGCATGACGGTGTGCGCGGAGGCCAGGGGCCCGGTCCGCTTCGACGGCTGGGACGCCCGCGGGGAGCCGGTCGGTCGGCCGGTGACCTACCCGTTCATCCGCTGCCTGGCCACCGAGGAGGGGCAGAGCGGCAACACCTACCAGAACACCGCGTACATGCTGGACGAGGGCCGCGACCGGCACCCGGAGGTCTTCGGCGGGGTCGACATCGGCCGCGACTGGCAGACCAGCACCCGCACCTACCTCCCCGGCGGCGGGGAGATCCGCCCGAGCACGGCGAGTTCGGCGGCGAAGGACGGCGGCAAGGAAACGTTCGCGGTCGCCGACGAGCCGCACCTGTACGTCCTGCCTGAACTGCGGTCGATGTACCGGATGGTGAAGCGCAACACCGCCAAACGGAAAGCCGCCGAGGGGTGGATGCTGGCCACCTCGACGATGTACGCGCCCGGCGAGCAGTCCACCTGCGAGGCGATCCACGACGAACACGCCAAGGGGCTACTGCCGCGGACGCTGCTTGACCACGTGGGGCCCCGCGGCGAGGTCGACATCACCGACGACGCGGCGCTTGAGGCCGAGCTCCGCCACGTCTATGGCCCGTTCGCCGAGGTGATGGACCTTCCGCGGCTCATGGCCGAGATCCGCGACCCGACCGCGGACGAGAACGAGCAGCGTCGCTACTTCCTCAACGAACGCCGCGCCGGGTCGGCGCGCTGGCTGGACCCCAAGGCGTGGGCGGCCCGCACCGACCTGGGCGTGGTGGTCGCCGACGGGGAGCCGATCACGGTCGGGTTCGACGGGTCGATCAGCCGCGACAGCTCCGCGTTGGTGGGTTGCACCCGCGGACGGCACTGGTTCGTGATCGGCATGTGGGAACGCCCCCCCGGCAGCCTCGGCGACGGCTGGGCGGTCCCGCAGGAGGAGCTCGACCAGGCGGTGGCCGCGACGATGGCCCGCTACAGGGTGCTGCGCTTCTACGGCGACCCGCGCGAGTACAAGGCGTGGCTGGCCGGGTGGGCGGAACGGTACGGCAAGGACGTGGTCGCGGAGTTCCCGACCAACTCGGCGGGCCGGTTCGCCCCGGCGGTCCTGGCCGCCGACGCGGGGATCCGCTCCGGTGAGCTCTCCCACGACGGTGACAGCCGGCTGGCGCGCCACGTCGGCAACGCCCACAAGCTCTACGTGCGGCTACGGGTCGACGACGGAGAACGGCGTCCGTTCGTGCTACAGAAGGACCGCCCGCATAGCCCTCGCAAGATCGACGCCGCGGTCGCGGGGGTCCTGGCCGACGCCGCCCACAACGACGCGCTCACCGCCGGCGAGTTCGAGACCACCCCGCCGCGGGTGCCGCTGGTCGCCTGGGAGTGAAGGGGAAGCCGTGACGATCCTCGACCGTGTCCCCACCGAGCAGATCAGCGCCCGCGCCCGCGACCTGGACCTCGGCGGGGTACTGCTGACCCTGCTAGCGCTGCCGTTCTTCCTGCTCGGCTTCGGGCTGGCGTTGGCGTGGACCGCGGTCGGCTGGTGCTGGGCGGCGGTGCTGGTCGGCTGGGAGCGGGGTCGCGAGCGCTCGCAGCCGCCGCCTGGCAGTAGGCCAGGCTAGCGGTGGGGCTGCTGGAGGAGGTCGCCAGCAAACGCGCAGCCGGCCGCAAGTCGTGGTCGCAGCCGCCGTTTTGGGCCAACGATGCGCTGTCGTGGCCGCTGTGGTCGACCACGCCGCTGTACGGCGATAAGGAGAAGATCGAGCCGAACTACGCCGGCTACATCCAGGCGGCCTATAAGGCCGACGGGATCGTCTTCGCCGCGATCGCCGCGCGGCAGCGGGTCTACTCGCAGGCGCGGTTTCAGTGGCGGGAGTTCCGCAACGGCCAGCCCGGCGACCTGTTCGGCTCCCCGGAGCTGTCGCTGCTGGAGCATCCGTGGCCGAACGGGACCACCGGGGAGCTGCTGTCGCGGATGGAGGTCACCGCGAGCCTCGCGGGCAACTACTACGCGACCGTCGCCGACGACCGGGGCCGCCTCGGCCGCGCCGCGATGGGATCGTCAAGCCGGCGGATCGTGCATCTGCGGCCCGACTGGGTCACGATCGTCATCTCGTCGGCGTCGGGCAATCCCAACGCGGCGGACGCCCGGGTGGTCGGCTACCTGTTCGAGCCGCCGCAGCTCGGCGGCGGCTTCCCCACCGTCGATCCGGTGGTGCTGCTGCCCGACGAGGTGTGCCACTACTCGCCGATCCCCGACCCTGACGCGAAGTTCCGCGGGATGAGCTGGATCACCCCGATCGTCGAGGAGGTCCGCGCCGACAAGCTCGCCACCATCCACAAGGGCCGGGTGTTCACCAACGCCGCCACCCCGAGCCTGGCGGTCGTGTTCGACAAGGACACCGACGAGAAGGCCTTCAAGAAGTTCGTCGCCGACTTCAAGAAGCTCCACCAGGGCGCCGATAAGGCCCACAAGCCGCTGTTCCTGGCCGGCGGCGCCGACGTGCGGCCCCTCTCCTTCGACTTTCGGCAACTGGACCTGTCCAACACCCAGGGTGCCAGCGAAACCAGGATCGCGGCGGCGTCGGGCGTGCCGGCGGCGATCCTCGGGATCGCCAAGGGTCTGGAAGGCTCGACGCTGAACGCGGGCAACTACTCGGCATCCAAACGCAGCTTCGCCGAAATGACCCTGTACGACCTGTGGTCGAAGACCGCGGCGAGCCTCGCCAGCCTCGTCACCCCCCCAAGGGCGGGCGCTGAGCTGTGGTTCGACGACCGCAACATCCCGTTCCTGCAGGAGAACGCCGACGACCGCGCCGCGATCCGGGAACGCAACGCGGCGGCGCTGCGGCAGCTGGTCGACGGCGGCTTCAACCCCGACGCGGCCGTCGCCTACCTGCAGACCAACGACCTGTCACGACTGCTCGGCCAGCACACCGGTTTGCTTCCCGTGCAGCTGCAGCCGCCCGGGTCCGGCGAGCAGCCGGCAGCAAGCGGCAATGGGGAGGCGCGGCGTGCCCTGGCGGGTCGAACGTAGCGGCAGCTGCCCGCCGTCGCGGCCGTGGGCGGTGGTCAATATCGGCAGCGGCGAAGTCCAGGGCTGTCATGCCAGTCAGCAGGCGGCGCGGCGGCAGATGGCCGCCCTGTACGCCCGCGAACCGAGCGCTTCGAGGAGCGGCCAGATGCAGAGCAAGACGCTAGAGCGCGTTGAGGTCAAGTCGGCCGACCGCGGCGAGGTC